GATGTCAGGACTAAAGGCACAGAAGGCCTTACAACTGAGACAGGACAAGATGAAACAGATGCCGGTGTTCCTGAACAGGGCCAAGAAACCATTACAGGCCATGCTAATGTTTTACAAGGCTGTGCAGACCATGAAGGCATTTGTCTTAAAGAAAATGAATCAAGCACAGGCCATAGGTTCATTCCAACAGACGGATGGTGGACTGGAGGTCACAGAGCCAGAGGGATTTGTCGCAGTGGACAAATCAGGTAATGCTGTCAAACTTGTAGATAGATTAGGATTCTCAAGAAGGAATTTGACGGGTATCAGCAAATTCAAGAAATAGATCCAACGTCTTGTTGATCTCTAAACTTAACTTTTCCTTGTTGAACATTGTATCATAGTTGTGTTGTCGTAGTGCCTTGGTCTGTAGATAGATGTCCTGCCAATTTATTTTGAGTAGTCCTTGGCAGGTTTCGTGTATCTTTTCCATTCGGATCTTCTGATGGATCTCTAGGTCATACGATTCATCAAAATAGTTACCAAATGTTTTAAACCCCATCTCACGCAGTTTCTGTAGATACAGTAAGTTGCCATGCACCACGAACACGTGTTTGGCTATGATCGCCTTCCATATCTTTTCTGTCATAAAAACTTCGTCGTTGTTGTCGTTGGTCTCTGACAACAAACTGAACTTGGTGTGATTGTAAGGCTTTTCATAGATGTCCTGGTCCAGACCTGTTTCTGGATAATCCTGTGCCCACGGCAGTTCATACTCAGGTGGCAATTTAATTCCTTTTTCCCAGTTTGAGTAAAGGCTATTGGTCAGCAATGGTTCAACCTTGTCAAACAATCTCTGTCTATGCCCCCGTGTGAGTTTGTTGAGGTAAAGGAAATCGTAATGTTTGTTGGCATGATCAAACTGATATTTTTTGTCTTTGTGTTTATTATACATGTAGAACCAGAACCAACTGACACCCCCGGACCATTTTACATGCTCGAAGTCTTGTACGTTAGGATATTCTGGATTGGTTGTTATGTTATGAATACTCTCCCATGGTGTGGCCTTTATAAAAACAAAGCCTTGGCTTTTTAACAACTCTAATCTTCTATACAACTCAACATGAAATTCAGGATTGTTAATCAGTCGGGCGTTCTGCCATCTGACATCAAGCACAGCAAACTTCCTATCATAACTGTCCAGGTCATACCACTGCAAGGTATAGTACTCGCCGGTCATGTCAAAGGTTTGATTTTTCAGACTGTGCATATTAATAAAATCTTCTAGATCCTGGTGCTGTCCAGTCTTCATTATGTCTGTGAGAATAAAGTTTCGTTGCATATACCCTATAAATACCTGTATGTTAACACCATTTTTAAAGTATGTATCTGAGGGCAAGGTCATAAGACGACATAGTGACTTGCAGAGATTCACTTTTCCAGAGGTCACTGAGAGGATATACCTAAGTTTCCTAGCACTGGCCTTGATGAGCCAACACAAAGACACACAAGCATTTGCCAAAGCGTATGCTGATCACACAATGGCCAAAGGCACATTCGATCAAGTGAGGATGATCAATAACGATCTCTCAAACATGCTGGCCATAGTGTCAGGTGATCCTGAGATCACCAAGAAGCTCAAGAACAAGGACCAAGCACAGGCCATGAGACAGAGACAGCCAGTGCCAGTAATGGCATTGAGGAGATACCTGAGGACCTGGGAGGATCACTACCGGAATCTCACACACCTGGAGAGGTCACTGAACATACAGGACGCCAACCTCAAGAACATCAGGCGAGCGGTGGCCAACTACACGAAGTTGGATTCAAAGATGAAGATGCAGACCCTACACAGACTGCAACAGCAACTACAGGCCAAACTGCCCAACACTGACATACTGAAGAAATTCAAGGAACTGTAATGGAAGAACCAAGAAAAATATGCCATAGGTGCAACTGCGATCCACACTGCGATGAGCTCTGCTCTGACTGTGAGAAGTGTGATCACTGTGACTGTGACAGATGCCTAGAGAGGGCATTTTGAAAATGATCAAGTACATCTGCGAGAAGTGTGGTTGCGAACAGCACTGTAGAAAATCCTGTACCGAGTGCAGGGACTGTCCAGACTGTGCTTGTAAAGAGTGTGATGCCAAACGAAAATAGTTTCTGGGTCTACTATCTCAACCACACCGAACCAACATATATAGAAGAAGCAGGCAACGGACAGCAGGCACAGAGAGATGCCAGTCTGAAGTTTGTTAGACAGTGGAGGACCGCGATCGACGTGGGTGCCAACGTGGGTGAATGGACCAGGCCCATGGCCAAGAGGTTTGACAAGGTCATTTGTTTTGAACCCAATCCCAACTTCAGGGAGTGCTTCAACAGGAACATCACAGAATCAAACGTCACACTGTATCCATATGGGCTGAGCACACATTCACACACGGCCGAACAGGGCACCAATCACACACACCTAAACTACGTGGTGGGGGACACCAAACCCAGGGAAGGCGACATAGAATGCAGATCGCTTGACAGTTTCGATCTCCGTGATGTTGACTACATCAAGATAGATGTGGACGGGTTCGAGATACCAGTGCTCCAAGGTGCACAGGAGACCCTGAAGAGAAACAACCCTGTGATCAACATCGAGATGAAGGAACGCAAGAGGCCCAAGATAGTTGCGGAATCTAGGAAAATACTGCGGAACCTGGGTTATGACCATCATTCACGTGTGAGAAGTGATGAAGTGTGGATGAAATCGTAATATTACAGCATAATTTACCAATCTTACCAATAAATACTTGCAACTTGATTCCTGAGCGGAATCAAAGCATATGTTAACAGAAAAAAAGGAGGATAACAAATGCCAATATCACCAAACAGAACGGTGACTGCACTAATCGGAGAGCAAGACTTTATCGGTAAGGCAATCACTATGATCGCAGTGGACTGGGACGTAGACGCTGACGCTTCAAGAGAAGCCATGGAAGCAGTCTCTAACACTATACTATCAAGAGCAACAATCTTAGCCGCAGGTGCGGTTTATGACACTGGTACGAAACAAGATTTCTTACTAGAAGGTGACTTCACAAGCACTATCAATGATTTCACATCATTAGATGGAACTGTGACAGGAACTTTAGCTCAAGTTTTAGTAGAAGACATCATCAACCTAGGAACAGTAGACTCAATTAACTTTGGTTCAGGTACTGTTGCTGTAACAATTAAAACTACATTCAAATACGCATAATCGTATTGATTGTATCTTAATTAAAACAGGAGCAAACAAATGCCAGCAACTAAAAATAACTTTAGTCACATTACTAATGTTGAACTAGAAGGTGTAGCAACATCTTCTTTCACAGTGGACTTCATCAACTCAATGGCGGCTGAAACAAGCGACTTGTCATCTGGATCTGCAACAGCAGGTTTAGAGGCGACAAGAGCAGTTATCGGTTCGTACATCAACATCCTTTCAGAAGGACCGTTGGCTGATACAGGTACACAGAAAACTTACACAGTGAGAACAGACTCTCTGGGTACTCTAATAAGTGCAGACACTTTAAGAGATGCCATCAGAGCGTTGAACGGTGCAGGTTCAGTTACAGCAACTATTTCAAGTGCTACAGTAACAGCAACTGACATCGCTATCTTAACTGCGGCGGCTGTATAATAACACAGACGTTAGGTAGTTTACCAAAAAGGGGCGGATCTTTAATTAGGTTCGCCCTTTTTTCTTGACGTAAATATCACTATGCACGAGTACAGGATCCACACACTGGTAGACATCACCAACAATGGTAACCTGAAACGGCAGTTTCCATTCACAACAGATGCAGGCAACGACATACAGGACAAGCACACACTGGCCATAGCAAGGAATCAAAACAGCAACTTCTCAACCTTGGTGCAACTGCTACAGATGAGGGGTAACATCACATGGGAACACCCGCCACAGAAAATGGAACTGCCCGACCTGGGCAATCACGCATTCGGATCCTACTACGAAGGTGCACACTCCACGTGGCACTTCCAGTTCTTCACGGAACAGTCGGGAGTGTACGGAGACTTCACAGACCCCACCGAGAACCTGGTGGAGGACTTCAGCCTCATACCCATCGTGGCCGACTGCACCAACACAGCACACCTGCCCATACACACCTTCGTCACCAAGGAGATGGCTGGCACTGACCGGCAGAAGATCATAGGTGCACTCGCGGGCGGGATCATAAACACGTACTTTTCATACGCCGGTCCCATCGATAAATAACAGTACATTTAGGCACAAACTTTCTAATAATAAGGCACACAGGCAATGGATCAGGCTCATCTACAGGCTCTACTAACGGAGGTACAAATCCTCAAAA